GGATCTGACCCGGGTATGGGTCATCTGTGCCGAACAGGACGGGTCCGGCGCACCGATCTTCCCTGCGGACATGGATCTGGTAGAGGACGGTGAACCGTACGCGCTGTGCGTGGTGGATTGCTGGCTGGACACGATCCCGGCCGGTATACGCGTCCAGAACCCCGCTGAAGCCCGCAAGGCGCTGCACCCATGGAAAGAGGCCGCACAGCGTACCGGCGCGGCCATGTTGCTGCTGACGCACACGAATCGTGTTGCCAGCGCGAATCCGCGCGACCGCTACGGCATCACCGGCGAGCTTCGCAAGAAAGCCCGAAGCACGCTGTTCGCGCAACAGGACGAAGAGACTGGCGTGATCCTTCTCGGACCGGAGAAGTCAAACGTGTCGGCGCCGGTAGCAGCATCGCAGTTCCGCATTGTCACGGTCACACATCCCATCGGCTCGGTGCCGTGCCTGCAACTGCTCGGGCCGTCCGGCAAGACGATGCGCGAGCACATGCACGAGTCGTTCGTACTGAACGCCGGCGACGTGGATACGCAGGACTGCCGCCGATGGCTGCGTGAATACCTGACCAAGAACCACGGCAGCGCTGACGCGAAAGCCGTGACGGCTGCGGCCGGAGCTGAAGGGTTCTCGCGCGATCAGATCGGACGAGCCAAGCGCCGATTGGGAGTCACCAGCAAGAAACACGCGATGGACGGTGGTTGGCTGTGGCTTCTTCCGTAGTCCCGAAGGGTGCGCCCGAAGAGTGCGCCCGAGTCTGTACATCGCACTCTTCGCACTCTTCGCGTTCTTCGTGCATCTCTGACGTATATAAAAGCATCTTCGTAATTCTTCTAGCTGCGGAGACAGTACAGCGCGCCGAAGAGTGCGAAGAGTGCAGTTTCCGGAAGTACAGCAAGAATCCGCACTCTTCGGGGAGAACGCCGTGAGAACCCGCGCGCCCTATCGCTACCCCGCCGGCGCTTCTCAGTACATCGGAGGCAAAGGACGCTGCCGGGGATGCGGGGCCGGGCTCAAAGTGCTCAGGTATGACGCGCTGACGATCCATTGCGACCCGGCGCACCTGTCCCAGATAGGCGAACTCGGCGCGTTGTTGTTGCGCTTGCGGACATGGCACGTGATCGAGCCACACATCTACCGGCGTCATTCGATCGCAATCGCTGACGAGCCGTTCCCGAAGATTGGTTATGTGCTCCGAGAACACCGATGCGGATTGACCGCACCCGAAGGCGCCGCGCTGGCACCCGAGCCACCCCGATACGCATCCGACGATCCGGGATTCTGATCATGCAACGCTGTACCGATTGCGGCCGGGCTCGCGCGAGCGTGAAAGCACCGGGGCCGCGGTGTGCCACATGCCGGAGGCTGTTTGCCCACGCACAGCGAGATCGGGCCTGGGAACGCCGGATAGAGCAGACCTACGGCATCACCGGCGACGAATATCAGGCCATCCTGAAGGCACAAGGCGGAAAGTGCTTCATCTGCCAGCGGGCCACCGGGAAAACGCGACGGCTGAGCGTCGATCACGATCACACGATTACCGACAAACGGCGATCGGTGCGCGGAATCCTCTGCCGACCGTGCAATAACCTGCTGGGCCATCTTCGAGGCGATACGGCAGCATTCGAGCGCGGCATCTTCTATCTGACGAGCCCGCCCGCGCAATTCGTTCTGAATCCGAGATCAAACGATGAGTAATCTACGGGGTATGGCGCGCACTCGCCATCTGGAACCCATATCCCGCGATTCCGGGCGACTGGCGGGAAACCTGTTGAGTCGCGGATATGGGGATTCCCGGACTTCCGGACAGCTCACAACAGCGGCATCGGACCGCGACGGCTGCCGGAGTGAGAAAGAAGAGAAAGATCATGCGGAAAGCAATGGCGCTTCTCGCTGCAATGCTGCTGGCACTCGGATTTCCTGCCATCGCCGGTAGTGCTGCCCAGGCGCAAGCCGACCCCTGTACGGGCACCTGGTCGATTGTCATGGGTGGATTCACGCTCGCCGGCCCGGGTGTCACCGGTGAGACGAGCGCCTATCTGATCGGTGATCAACCGGTGGGCTACAACAGCGCCGATCCGATGAGCGGATACAACGAATTGAACCGGCTGTTCTGGCTTCATCGTTCGCAGTGCCCGGCGGATCACATCAAAATCGTAGGCCACTCCGAAGGCGCCGGGATCGTTCACGCCTGGGTGACGAACAACCAGGGAGCGGGGAACTACAACGCCGTGCTGCTGGCTGATCCGAAGCGCGACGCCGGGCCCGGTGGTCCTGGTTTGTCGAGCACGCCGGGAAATCAGCTCATCGGCTATCCGCTCGCTGGTACGGATAACTGGTTCGGCGGTGTGCCCGTGCTGGAGGTCTGCAACCACGATGACGAGATCTGCGACACCAGCGCCGGATGGTACGGCTACCTGTTCGCCGGTGCTCACTCGCGGTACGACTTCAACGCCTACGACTACAGCAACACCGCTTCGGGAGTCTGGTACCGCTGAGCGGCGTGGAATACGGAGGTGAATCCGGTGGGATCGCGCAAGCAAACCCGAAACCAGATATACGGTCGGGCACATCGGCGGTGGCGCGATATATTGCCCGATCCCACCGGTAAGCCGTGTCCGCGATGCAACCGCCCGATGTACCACGAACAGGGCCTGGACCTTGGTCACGTCACACCGACCGCCCTGGGGGGTGGCAATGGGCCGCGTAGGTGGGAGCACGCCGTATGCAACCGCAAGGCTGGCAGTGCACTGGGCCATGCCCGCAAGCGTGCCAAGCGCCGCGGTATCCCGGCCGATATACGCTCCCGGGCCGGCCAATATACGCCGCGGTATTCCGGCGATATATGCAGCGAGCAGTGGTGAATGACCATGCCCCTGTGCCCGTGCCCCACTCCCCCACGTACTGATGTGATGACACTGCCAGTGCACTGTGTCATCACCACCGATGCCGAGTGCGAAACGCCATCGTTCCGGACGCCCGCCGGCGGCATACCACCCCGGGGTACCGGCGATACCACCAGGGGGTATAGACCCGGTAAGCGGTTTTTGGACACGACAAGGGACACTGGCCCGCGCTTGTCCGCTCCCCCCCTTGTAAAAATCTTCAGCCGAATGCGGCCATATGCAGGGCTTTCGTGGGGGGTATCGGGCTTTTTGCAGGAAAATACTCGGAAATGCGGTGGTTTGCGTGCCGAATTCGAGTGAATCAGGAGCACCCCGGGCGAAGCGAAATCGGTCTGGCGAGCCCGAAGGGGCATACCCCCCGGGAAATGATCTCCCGCTGGCATCCGACAAGACATCGTTGACCCGACACCAGAGGTACTACCGCGAGCACCGCGACCAGCGTCTAGCTGATTCGAATACCCGGAAGCGGAACGTTCAGCGGTATCACGGGCTGGAGATTTCCGAATACCGCGCGATGATCAAACGTCAGCGCGGCCGATGCGCTATCTGCGGGGCTCGCAAGAGCAACCTGGTAATCGACCACGATCATGCGCACTGCCCGGGGCAATATGGATGCAAGGAATGCGTTCGGGCGCTGCTGTGTCATTCGTGTAATGCCGGGCTCGGATGCTTCGCCGATGATCCGAAGCTGATGGAAGGGGCTGCCGAATATGTCCGCGCACACGGACGAGTTGCAAAGGCAGGTCGATCGACTGTCGGCGCACGGAAAAACCGTGTGGGAAGAACTGAACGTGGCCTACACGATGGACACAGCGGCGCAAACTCTCGCACTTCAGGTTTGCCGTCTGGTGGATCGGCTGGACCGGCTGGAAGCGGCCCTGAAGAGTAACAAGACCTGGATTCGGATTGCCGAAGAGTCCATGATCGGACCCGACGCGGCGAAAATTACAGTGACCTGCGACGCCGCGCTATCCGAGGCTCGGCAACAGGCCGTTGCGCTGACTCAGATCCTTCACAAGCTGGGCGTGGGCAAGCTCGACAACGCCGCGCCGCGGGAAAGTTCGTTCGATGACGTTATGCGACGAATACAAGAGCTATGACAATCAGTATCCGCTGCTGTATCACTACCCCGAGAGTCCTATAAGCACCGGACGACGTTTCATCGCTCTCGCGGAACTGTGTGGCCTACACCTGGACCCCTGGGAGAAGTGGGTTCTGGAAGTTGCGCATCGGGTCACGCCGGACACTGATCCGAGATTGCGTCGGCTCATTGCCAAACAGGTTGCCGTCATTGTGTCGAGACAGAACGGCAAGGGCGAAATACTGGTGGCGCTTGGGCTGGGCTGGCTGTTCATCACACAGGAAGAACTGGTGATCCACAGCGCCCACCAGTTCAAGACCTGCGCGGATTCGTACAAGCGACTGAAGCACGCCATCAAGAAGGGACCGCCCGAACTGATGGGCATGGTCAAGAAGTTCTCCGACTCTCACGGCCATGAAGGCGTGGTGATGCAAGACGATCGTGAGTACAAGTTCATTGCTCGGGCGGGCGGTTCGGGTCGTGGATTCCCCGCCAAGAAGGTCGTGTTCGATGAGGCATACGACCTGTCCGAGACCGAAATAGAGGACATCATGCCGACCCTGGGCGCCGCGCCGGATGGGCAAGCCTGGTTCATGTCGTCGGCGGTCAACAAGGAGAAGCACCCGAACGGGCGCACCCTATCGAAGATTCGGCACCGCGGCGTCAACCACATCAACGCCGATCAACTGGCGTTCTTCGAATGGTCGTTGCCCGAAGGCGTGTCGAAACTGGACTACCACGACCCCTTCTGGTGGAAGCTCTGCAACCCAGGCTGGGACTACCGGCCGGACATGCTGGGCGCACTGAAATCGGATTTCGATCTGATGTCACTCGATTCATTCGGTCAGGAACACCTGGCCGTAGGTGACTACTTCCCGCCCGACGAAGAGAACAAAGTCATCAGTCAGGACGAGTGGAATGCCCTGCTGGACCCCGATTCGAAGATCGTGGGCAAGCGCGTGTTCAGCCTGGCGGTAGCGCCATTCGGGAAATGCGCCGCGGTGGGCGTGGCCGGATTCAATGGCGCGGGCCTGCTCCATGTCGAGGTCATCAAGTACGGGCGCGGAACCCGGTGGGTGGTCGATTATCTGACAACCCGGTGCGCGAACTGGAAACCCCTAGCCGTGGTCTACAACCCGCGCAACGCATCAGCGTCACTGGAAGACGAACTGGTCAAGGCGAAGATTCCGCTGGAACCGCTGAAAGGTGTCCAGGTCTCCCAGGCTTTCTCGATGTTCTACAACAAGTGCGTCGAGGCGAAGACGATCCGGCACCCCGACCAGCAGTCGATCAACGAAGCGTTGCTGGGCGCGGAATCCCGGGACTTCGGCGAAGGGAAAGTGTGGGACGTGAAAAAGTCGAAGTCTGATATCACCGGCCTGGAGGCAATCACCAACGCCGCTTATCTGTTTAGCATGAAGAACAGCGGCTATGTAGACGTAGCTGAGAACGTATGGTAAGCGCAATGACATTCATTCGGAAGATGCTCACCCGGGCCCGAGTTGCCTTGCTCCGGAATCGGGGATCGTTGCAAGGTATCGTCGGGGTCGTCGCGATTAGCGTCGGTGTCGGCATGATCTATCCCCCCGCGGCCCTTATCGTTGGCGGCGCGCTGGTACTTCTCGACAAGGTGCTGTGATGGGCAGGCTTCTGGGCAATCGGGAATACCGCCAAGCATTTCCCGAACCACCGGTGTTGCCGTACCCCGGCGCGCCGATGCCCGGCAAGCGACTGAACCTGTCGGAAATCGACTCCCCGATGGTCGTCCCCGCGGTCTGGGCGTGCGTCGCGCTGCTGGCGAACACCATTTCGATGCTTCCGCTCGAAACCTTCCGCAAGGCGAACAACCAGGGCGTATCGCTGCGAGTGGACGACCCGCCGCTACTCCAGTCGCCAGGCTCGGACCTGACACTCTCCGAGTGGATACACGCCGCGGTTGTCTCGGCGCTGCTACGCGGCAACACCCTGGGGCAGATCGGCGGATATGACAGCCGCGCCTATCCGACCAGCGTCAACCTGCTGAATCCGGACCTGGTTCGCATGGAGGTCAACCGGCAGACCGGATACATGGAATACCGGTTCATGGACGATTCGGTCTCCCCCGGCGAGAAGCCCGGCACGGTGCATCACGAGTGGCGCACGGGACTGCCCAACGCCGACATCTGGCACATGCGGGGCATGACGATGCCGGGCGTACCGATCGGGTTGTCACCGGTGGCGTACGGCGCGCTGCAACTGGGTGTCGATCTGAATAGTCGCCAGTTCGCTGACCAGTATTTCGAGGGCACTCAGATTCCGAAAGCCGTAGTCGAGTCCGACCAGGAGATAAACCAGGTTCAGGCGCAGACGATCAAAGATCGGATCATCGCGAACATGACCGGACGCACGCCGATCGTGCTGGGCGCCGGCCTGAAGTTCGTCCCGATCACGGTGAAGGCGAACGAATCCCAGTTCATCGAGACTCAGGGACTCTCCGGTGCGCAGATCTGCCGGTTCTTCTCCGTTCCGCCGGAGATGGTGGGGTACCCGACCGGCCACAGCATGACCTATGCCAACCAGGAACAGCGGTCGATCGACTTCGTGAAGTATTGCGTCGGATTCTGGCTGAAGCGCATCGAAGACGCTCTGTACCCACTTCTCCCCGGCCGGGTGTTCGTCCAGTTCAACCCGAAGGCGCTACTCCGAACCGACGCCATGACCGCGGCCAGTGTGCGCATCCAGGAAATCGCGGCGAAGACCAGGACACCCACCGAGGTCCGTGAACAAGACCTGAACCTCCCCGAGATGACTCAGGCTCAGAAGGATGAAGTCAACATGGTCCCGCTGGATCTGAACGTGGTCGGCGGTAGCAAGCTGGGCGTCAAGGTAAATTCGAGTTATAACCAGCAGGTGAATCCCGGCAGCGCCAACCCGACGAATACCGGTGCCCCGGCAAATCCTCAGTCTGGCGCAGATGGACAGTGAGATGGCAAAGAATCTGAAGCCCTACGGTGATGTTCCGTATGCCGACCCTGGATATCAGGCTGACGGGGTGCACCGGTATCCCCTGGACACTAAGGCTCACGTCAAAAGTGCCTGGAGTTTCATAAACCAGGCGAAGAATCGCACACCGTACACCTCTGAGCAACTGACGCACATCGAGAACGCCATCAAGAGCGCGGCCAAGGGTTTCGATATCGAGATTTCAGAGCAGAACTCCGAATTCGTGGATCTGGCCTACCGCGGCATCCAGCCGTTCCTACCCGAACAGCGGAGCTACCCGGCACAGTTCGAGATTCGCTCGATGGGCAATGGCAAGTTCGAGCTGACCGGGTACGCCAGCACCTTCGAGAAGCCGTACACGATGTACGACATGTTCGGCGAATACTCCGAAGTCGTTCGAAGCGGCGCCTTCGGCAAGTCGATCGCGGCCGGCGCCGATACGGCATTCCTGACCAACCACGGCGGCATGACTCTCGCCCGGACCAAGAACGGCACGTTGAAACTGTCCGAGGATAGCTCGGGCCTCCTGACCTGCTCAGAGTTGGACGAGCGCCGTAGTGATTCGCGTGATCTCATGCTGGCGGTGGAGCGCGGGGATATCGATGAGATGAGCATCGGATTCCGGGTCACACAGCAGAAGTGGAGCCCGGACTACGACGAACGCTCGATGGTGGAACTGGACCTGAACCGCGGCGACGTGTCCGCTGTGAATTTCGGCGCGAATCCGCACACCAGCATTTCAGCGGCCCAGCGGGCATTCAGCTCTCTGGACGCTGCCCGGATGCACGCGATTGCCACCGAGATACGAAGTGGTGACGATATGTCGCCGGCGACCCGGCAAGCGCTCTCCCAGGTACTCGATTTGATCGCGGCATCGGATCGCGGTCTGGATTCGGCACAGCCGATCCTGGCCGGAGTGCTGAATGTCCCGAATCCGGATGCCGATGGCAAGAAGACCGGCACCGAGAAGGAATCAGCGCCGTTCGTTCCGATGACCCGACATATGGCAAAGCGAATGGCGAAGCTGGGCGTACGCTCGTAAACAAGTTCGGGGTTTGGATACTCCCACTCGGATTACCACACGAGGCTTGCATACTCGCGCTCGCGCTGGGATGAAGTTTTCCCATCAATCCGAGGTTTTTCACGATGAACCCCCTGGAAATGGTGCGGGCTCGTCTTGCGGAGGTCCGCAAGGAATTCGATGATGCCAAGACCAAGCGGAACGCCCTGGTCGATACGGCCCTTGCCGAGAAGCGGGCAATGTCGGATGCCGAGAACGCCGAGTACAAGAAGCTCTCCGACAAGCGCTCGGGGCTGAAGTCCGAGATCAAGGTTCTGGAGGAACGCGAAGCCGAACTGGTCGAAGAGGCCAACCGCGCTTCCCAGTCTGCCGAGTCGCGTCGTCAGAACGGCGGGGGTGGCGCCAAGGTCACCGAGCCCGCTGTGTACCGCGCGGACAATCAGCACGAAGTCTCGTTTTTCAAGGACCTGTTCAAGGCGAGCACCCGCGGCGATAGCGCGGCCATGGATCGTCTGGTTCGGAACACCGCGATCGAAGCCGATCTGGCCCGGGAGAAGCGCGCCGGTGGTGACACCGTAGGCACGGTCTCCACTCCCGGCGGTATCCCGAGCGGCAACGCCGGCCCGTTCGCGCCGCCCCAGTGGCTCGTTGATCAGTACGTGAAGCTCGCGCGTCCGGGCCGGGTCGGTGTCGATACGTTCGACAAAATGCCTCTGCCGTCCGGCGTTTCGAGCATCAACCTGCCGAAGGTCACCGCGGGCACAATCACGGGTCTCCCGAGCGCCGGTGAGCTGACTCCGCTGCCCGAACAGGACATTCAGACCACGAGCCTGACCACCGGCATCACCACCATCGGCGGTAAGCAACTGATCTCGCTGCAACTGCTGGAACAGTCCGCCATCCCGTTCGACAAGGTGATTCTGGAAGATCTGGCCCTGGCCTACGCGGCGAATATCGATGTGGAGGGCCTGACCCAAAACGGTCAGAACGGCCACCTTCGCAGCCTGGGCGCGGCTGTCGGCATGGTCACCCAGACCTACACCGACGCTTCGCCGGACTTCGTTGGGCCGGGCAAGCTATACACCCAGATCATGAGGGCCAGCGCGACGATTCACACGAATCGTTTCCTGTCGCCCGACACGATTCTGATGACCCCTACCCGTTGGTCGTGGATCGCATCGCGGTTCGACTCCCAGAACCGCCCGGTGATCCTGCCCCAGGCGAACAACCCGTTCAACACCGTTTCCACCAGCCCCGACCTGAACTCTCCGCAAGGCGCGGTGGGCAACATCGCGGGCATGGACGTGTTCGTAGATCCCCAGTTGCCGACCAACATCAACGGCAATCAGGACCCGATCTACCTGTACCGCCGCAACGACATCAAGTTGTGGGAGTCCAACCCGTCCACGGAGACCTTCACCGCGACCTACGCGGACAGCGGTGGCGTTCTCTATCGAATGATGGGCTACGCGGCCATGATCCCCGATCGGTACGGCTCGTCCATCGTCCAGATTTCCGGGTCCGGTCTGGCCTACCCGCCGACCTTCTGATTCTGAGAGGAGTAAAGGAAATGAATTACACTGTTACCCTCCCGGCTCAGTCGGCTGCGGGTGCCACTGCGGTTACGGTCGTGGGCGAATTCTCACCAGAGGACGGAAACGGCCGTGGCGTGACTCGGGTCAGCCTGGTCAGCCCGACCGCTGTCACCGGCGCTGCTACGAACAACTTCAGCGTGAACGTTCGTCAGCTCCGGGCCGGCTCGGTGGTTGCCACATTCGCAACCTTCACCGCTGGTTCCGGCAGCAACCTGGCGGTTGAAACCCCCAAGGTTCTGCTGGACTGCAACGCGACCCCAGGCGCCGGCGTGGCACTGAACGATGGGGACGTGCTGGACGTCCAGTTGGTCCAGAACGGCACTGGCCTGGCGGTCCCGGCCGGGATCGTCGTAACGATCACCATCAACTGATGAACGAAATCCCTCGGTGCTGCTGACCCGGCACCGGGGGATTTCCCCTATCCGGGAGTGATTCATGGCCTGGGGCGGCGCACATCGCAAGCTTCGCGCGGCAGTGCACTCGATATCCACGAAGGTCCGCAAGCCGCGTACACCGAAGGCTCCGAAGGCTCGCAAGACACCGCTGCGGGCCACGAAGGGGCAGAGCATCCAGCACGCCGCGCACACCGCCACCGGTCACCACAAAGCCGAAGGTATGCGAGCCCATCCTGGCTCTCGCAAGACCGCCCGGGGACATTTCGGCAGTCACATTCACGGGCCCCGAGTGAAACACGAACGCGCCGGGAATCGCACCGGCAAGAAGAACAAGATTTACCGCAATCTGTAGGCTGAACTCGGAGGTTTTGAAATGGCCGGCGAATTGGTCCGCATGTCGGAAGTGCTGTCTCACCTGGACCTTGCCGCGGGTGACACCACCTATCAGGCAGAGCTACAGCGGTATATCGAAGCGGCTACGCCGATCGTGGAATACATCACCGGCCCGATCAACACCTACACCTATACCGAGTCCTATCCGTGCGATGGGCTCAGCCGGATTTCACTGCGGAACGTCCCGGTTATCGATGGGTCGATCACTTCGTGCATTGAATACGTCGGTGTCAGCGCTTTCACACTGACCAGCCAGCCCCCGGGGAGCACGCACGACAATTACGGCTTCTATTTGCAGCGCCCGGAAGCGGGAACCCTGATCCGGATGTCCAGCTTCGGCCAAGAGATGCCGTTCTTGGGCTCGTGGCTGACGATCACCTATCGGGCCGGGCTGGCGTCGGTACCGCCGGATGTGAAGTTGGCCGTTCTGGAGGACATCCGGGGATTGTGGCAGCAGACCCACAACGGCGGCAGGCCGAAATGGGGCGGGGGTGTCCCCGATGAGGACGGCTGGAGTGTCGGGCCGTTGCACCTGTTCCCCCGACTTGCCGCCATGCTGGAGAACAAAGCACGTACCCAGAGCATCGCATGACCATTCCGAATTCGACCGTTCCCGCGGTCAAGATCTATCTTCTGAATCTTCTCGGTTCAACGCTGACCCAGGAGCCGGGATATCAACTGGTCGTCTGCCTGGATGATCCGGGCCCCGAACAGCCGGACGATATTGTTTCGATCGGTGCCGTTCAGCGCAAAGCGGAGCTGTACCAGATGATCGGCAGCATGAACGCCGGATCATTCCTGGAGACATACGATATGCACATTGTCATCTCGACATTCCGGGGCGGTCCTGATCAGTCGTGGCCGTTTCAGCGGGCCTGGGCACTGGCGAGCACTGTTGAAGCCGCGGTGCGGGCTGATCCGACGTGCGCGGGAAACGTCATCAAGGCGGACCCGAAGGAATCCCGCGATACATCGTCATGGGAGCCCGAGCACAAGGGCCGTCTTGTCGAAGTAGAGATTATCCTGTCAGTAATGGCCCAGATCTAAGGGATATTCACCATGCGTCTTCAATACATCGGCGAACCGGAGCGCGTTTACCCGGCATTCCGTGTCGAACCGGTCCCCGGTGAGGTCTACGACATTCCGGAGAACCCGGAAGATGGACGCTGGCGCCCGGCCGAAGAGAAGATTTCCGGTGCCGACGATCGCCCGGGCCCGGTAGAAGTCGATCCGGCCACCGATCGCGCTGAAGGTCAGGAGTAACGGCAATGCCCATCGCAACATTCCGGACTTTCCTGGGGGTGGCGAAGGAATCCACTCCCGGAACCGCGGTAGCCGCTACCGACTACATCACCATCACTGCGGACCCCAAGGCGAAGGACACATATAAGAAGCTCGATGACAAGAGCTTTCGTGGGTCCGCTGTCGAGACCTACGCCAAGATTCCGGCGATGCGTACCGGTGATTTCGGTGTGGACGGCAACGCCAACCCGGCCACCATCGGCTATCTGCTCGGCTCGCTGCTGCCAGACGTGGTGACCAGCGCTACTACCGCTCCGTCCGGCCTGGCTGCCGCGGCCAACGGTACAGGTTCGTCCTTCGGCGCCGGTGCTCAGTTCTGGGTGGTAACAGCGCTGTTCGGCACCGGTGAGACCGTGAAGTCCAATGAGGTGACGCTCACTCTGACCGCCGGCCAGAATGTGAACCTGACCTGGACTACATCACCGGGCGCGTCCGGGTATCGGATCTACCGCGGCACATCCGCCGGTTCGGAAAACGTGCTGGTTACCACCGTGGGCCCCGTTGGCGCCTACACCGATACCGGTAGCACCGGAACCGCTGGAACCCCGCCTGTGTCGTCTTCGGCCCCCACCAACACTCATGTGTTCTCGTGCAAGAACACCGGCGACGGGCAGCCCACGTCGTTCACCTTCAGCGACTATGACGGGGATCAGTGCCACGCCTTCGCCGGAACGAAGTTCTCCGAGCTGGATTTCAAGTTCAGCGCTGATGGGCTGCTGACGTTCACCAGTAAGGCGATGTCCTGGGCATCGGTCGTGCTGTCGGCACCGACGCCGAGTTATTCCACCGTCCTGCCGATTGCGGCGTACACGGGGCAGCTCTACATCGATGGCGCAAAGGCGTTGAACGTCTCCAGTGCCGAGTTGCAGATCAAGCGCAAGGTGGAAGCTCTCCAGACCGTTCAGGGCACACAGGACCCGTACGCGATGTTCTCGGGCGCGGTCGGGGTGACCGGCAAACTCACCACGGTCATGCTGGCGAGTGATCCGATGCTGGCGAAGATCGGCAATTCGTCCAACCCCGGCGAGACTTACGCTCTGGCCTTCGCCCAGGGGGCCAACACTCTCGTGTTCCAGATGTCCGACGTGGTGTACGACTCGGTTGATCGCACCCGCGGCAAGGACTACGTGGAATTGTCGGTGGCATTCACCGCTGTGGGCAATACGACCGACGCCGGCGCCACCAACGGATACAGCCCGGTCAAGGTGTTCCTGGGTAACTCCGTCGCCTCGGGCACCTATCAGTAACCCTGAATACAGCCACTCACTATTGAAGGTTGACCGCGCGTGAAAGTTGAACTTCCCGAGGGCGCATGGGCCGACATCCGCGACCCGCGCAAGCTGAACGAACTCCAGACTGCCGAACTGGAAGATGTCCAGTTCGATGCGGTGGCTCATCTGCCCGCCGGGATCGACCCGGAGAAGGCACAGGATCTCCCGCCGGTGGATATGGTGCGGCAGTTGGGCCGCGAAGGCGCAAAAGCCATGCGCGAGATGAAATGGACGACGATCCTGGTTTACGTCTCGGAATGGTCGTTCGGTGCGGTCTCCCGGGATGTGCTCTTGCAGCAGATTCCGAGCGGGACCGTAACCGCGCTGTTCGATGAGATCAGCAAAATCGTGCGCGCGACCGGTGGCCCCAGGTTGAATGCGGAAGTGAATCCCGATCCCGCCTCCCCTACGCTGCCCTTGAACGGCTGAGGCAAGCCTTCGAGGGATTCGACATAGACCAGCGCTCGATACCCGCCTGGTTGCGTCGCGCACAACGCCGGCGCCGATTGCTGGAAATGGGGGTGTCGCTCACCGAACAAGCGCATACACCGACGTTCGAACTCGATGCAATACTGGCAGTAGATGACGTGGTGAATCACGTTATGCAGGACAGACACGAGAGGCAATCCGAAGATGTTCGGCATCAGCACTGACATTTCGGAATTCCTTGCCGCCGAAGAGTACATGAACCGGATGGTCGATCGAGCGAGCATGTACGCAATCCGTCAAGCGGGCCGGGAAATCCGCGCCGCGGCGCGTGCCGAAGTCCCCGTGCTGACCGGACGACTCCAGAAGTCCATTTCCAATTCCCGGAACGTTCGCAGCACCGGCGCGCACAGCTTCGAAATTTCCGTGGGCCCGCATGGGAGCCCGGTGTACCTGTATTCGGGGAAGATCGAAGAAGAGCATCCGTATATGGGCCCGGCCCGCGGTGTCATCGAAGGTCGGATGGGTGACATCTTCGAGCAAGCACAGGCCAAGGTGCTTTCGAGGTTCGCATGAGCATTCCGGTAATGGTGAACCTGTCCGCCACGGCGGGCGCGTTCTTCTCGGTGATGAAGGATGCCGAGACGGCAATGCTCGGGATGGCGAATTCCGGCAAAGTCACCGAAGCGGCCATGAACAGGCTCGGGACCGCGCTGAGCGTCGGCACGGTGGCCGCGGTAGGAGCCTTCGCCGGTGAGTCGATCAAGATGGCTACGGACTTTCAGACCGCCATGACTCACCTGGTCACCGCTGCTGATTTGCCCAAAAGTGCCGTTCAAGCTCTGGGCGACCAGTTCATGACCCTCTCGTCCCAGGTGGGCACGTCGGCAACCGACCTGGCGAACGCTTCGTACTACGTCCTGTCCGAGGGTTACACCTGGAAGGACACCAGCAACATCATGCACACCGCCGCTCAGCTCAGCATCGAAGACCAGGCGGACCTGACCACGACAACCCGCGCGCTGGTCACCACCATGCACGACTACGGCGCGTCCAGCTCGCAAGCGACCAACTACGGCAACGCCTTCCGCGAGATGCTGGCGCTGTCCGGAACGAACATGCAATCCCTTGCGGACAACATGGGCCGGGTCGATCAGGTCTCCCACGCGCTCGGGCTGGACTTCTCGCAATCGGCCGGTGCGCTGGCGACGCTGACCAAGGAAGGCATGGACGGCGCCCAAGCCGAAACGCTGCTGTCTACCGCGATGGGCCACCTGGCCGGCGATACCCCGAAGATGACCAAGGAACTGCAAGGGCTCGGGATCAACGTGCAGCAGTTCCAGCAAGAGCTTGCCTCCCCGCAAGGGCTGGTAGGTGGAATTCAAATGGTCACGGACGCCATCCGGAACCACCTGGGCAACGATGGGCTGGTCTACCTGCAACAGGCGCTCACCAAGAGCAAGGGCAACCTGGATGCCTTCACTCAGGCGATGGGCACGGCCCCGGCCGATGTGCAGTCGTACGTTGCCGCGCTCGGAGATGCCATGGGTGGCACTCGAAATCTCGGGGTCATCCTGGGCCTGACCGGTCCGAACTTCGATACCTTCAAGTCCAATGTGGATTCGGTGTCGCAAGCGCTGAAGACCGGCGGAACGAACGTCACCAACTGGTCTGATGTCACGCAAACGATGAGCTTCAAGAGCAAACAGCTCAACACCGATCTGCAAGACCTTGCTATCAAGCTCGGGACGATGCTTCTTCCCGCCGTGACCAGCATCGTTGGTGGGCTCGACAAGTTCATCGGATACCTGGACAGGAACAAGGTGGCCGCTGATGCGTTCGGTATTGCGATCGGGCTACTCGCTGCCGGTGCCCTGACGAACCTCATCATCAAACTCGGTTCCGTCGCCGGGGCGTTCACCGGCCTGTTCATCACTACGAGCGCCGAAGGCGGACTGATGGCCGGCCCGCTCGTCGCCGGTATCGGCACACTGATCGGCTGGCTAGGTGCGGCAACTGCCGCGGTCGGGCGGTTCGCCTTCGCCTGGGGCGTCATCGGCTGGGAGGCCATCGCGTCCGGGCTGTCCCGGCTGGGCACCGTTCTGACCGGCACCGTTGTTCCCGCCCTGGTCAGCGCGTCAACAGCCGCTTGGGAATTCGCGGCGTCGCTGCTGGCGAATCCGATCACCTGGTTCGTGATCGTGTTCGTCGCCGGGCTCGCCTACTGCATTTTCTGGATCTGGGCGTTCGCGAACAACTGGCATGGCGTGACCAGCACGGTTGCCGGATACATGGCGGACATCCTGATCTGGGCAGTGAATACCTGGACATCGATCATCACGTTCCTGGGCAAGGCGGGCTCGGACATCCTGATCACCGTGACCGGGGCGTGGCAAGCGCTGTTGGGCTACCTGTCCGGCGCTGGCTCGGAGATCTATCAGACCTGCATCGAACCGTTCGCGAAGGTGATCTCATACCTGTACGGCCTGCTCACCAAGTGGGAGGACATCGGCCGCGAATTGGTGCAAGGCATGGTGCGCGGGATAGAAGAGGCTGGCGCCGCGGTCATCTCGGCAGTGGAAAAAATCGTGTCGGATGCGGCCAACGCAGCGAAGGCCATTGCCCACATCTTCAGTCCGTCAAGGCTCTTCGCCGATGAAGTCGGTAAGTACATCTCGCTCGGTATCGCTGCCGGTATCACCGAGCACGGTCCGGCGGTCAACAGCTCCGTTCAGGGTGTCATCACCGGCGCGGCCGGACAAGGCAGCTTCAGCGCTGTGGGGACCGGCATGGGCCGGCTCGGTGTCGGTGGGGGGCAGATGAACATCACCTACCGTCTGGAGGTCAACGCGCCGATCATCGGCCAGAACCTCGAAAGCGCCGCCGAAGACCTCTGGCAGCAGTTCCTACGGATGCAAGCGCGCGGAACGCTCGGCTTCTCCGGATCGGTCTCGCTGGGGTTCTGATGGCCGGATCGTTCTGGGCAAGCATCTCGGTTCAGGTGAACTTCAGCGGAACCACCTGGACCGATATCACCGCGTACGTGCAGGGCATCACCGCGAAGCGTGGTCGGCAATACGAACTGGACGAACCCCGGGCGGGCAGCCTGAATCTGGCGCTGGACAACCACGATGGCCGATTCGACCCGAGCAACGCCGGCTCTCCGTACAGCCCGAATGTGGTGCTGTACAAGCCAATCAAGGTCGTCTGCACGAATGGCTCGTTCTCCAACACCATCTTCTATGGCTACGTGGAGCGGTGGCCCCAGACCTACTACAACGCCGGGAACTGGCAGATGACGCCGCTGATTGCCGTGGACATCTTCGGCGCGCTGAAACAGAAGGTCTTCTTATCGCTTGTCGAAGAGATGATCGCCCAGCAGAACCCATCGAACCTCTGGTGGCCGCTCACCAGCGCCGCGCCGACTTCGAACGTCACCCCCGAACGCACCGCCGGAATCCAGAACGGACAGGTAGCCACCTTCGGCGGTAACCAGCAAGTCTCCCTGGGCGCCAACCCGTACGCGAACCCGGCCCCAGGTCTCGAAGGTCTCGGCGGTGCGAGCTTCACCCCCGCAAGTCCGGGTTGGGGCTACCCGCACAACCTTTCGGTGATCAGGCTCGAAACGCCGAAGGACGGAACCTATTTCCAGTTCCCGGCCGTGCCGTGGACGCTGTGCATGGTCATCCAAACCAACGTCCGGCCCAGCACCGCGGCGAACTATAACCCGATGACCTTCCTGGAGTTCACCGACTCGGGCGGCGCGAACGCGAACCACACCTATTCGGAATTCCTGCGGTTCATGATCACTTCCGCCGGACTGCTGCAAGTCGTCGCTGTCGATCAGGACCAGGCCATCTTCAACACCGTGTTCGCCGCCCAATTGGCCGATGGCCTACCGCATTTCATCTCTATCGAGATGAGCACCCCGACCGGTGGCGTACCCACGCTGTACTTCTCGATGGACAACCTGGGCGTTGCCACGATCAGTAGCGGAAACAGCATCAACGGCTGGCGCTGGGATCAGCTTGTAGCGATGAACCTTGGTGCCACCTGGCCCACCAACGCCAATGGTGCCAACAGCTTCTCCGGGATGATCAGCGAAGTGTGCTGGTTCTCCGGGACTCTCGTGACGAACGGCACCTTCAGCGGCGGCGCCTCCACCAACCTGCCCAACGCCGCGATCAACGGACTCGCCAATCAGACCGCCGACGCTCGGATTCAAACCCTGATGACCCTCGCGGGGTATGGCTCGAAATTCACATCCCTGGGCACCGGCAACACCGCCATGCAGGCGGCAGTCATCAGCGGCAAAGACGCGGCAGCGCTGATCATCGATACAACGAAATGGGAAGGCGGGGTGGTCTTCTCGCGGGGTGATGGGCAACTCGTCTTCTCCCCCCGGTCGTACCGACTCAATGCCTCCCCATCGCTGACGATCGGGGACAGCGCGAGCTACCCGGTCTCGGATCTCGCGCTGTCCTACGACACGTCCAGGCTCATCACCCAAGCCGAGGTCAGCCGGACCAACGGCAACGATTTCGTCGTCAACAACACCGCGGCCCAGGCCATCTACGGGATATGGACAACCCAGATCACCGACGAAGGCGTAGCCACCGACAACCACGCGCTAGCTCAGGCTCAGTACCTCGTGGCGCACTACGGCGGGCCATTGCTGCGAGTCGAAAAACTGATGCTGGACGCCGGTCCGAATCAGTCCATCATGAACCTGGTCACCGGGGCATCCGGGCTGGCCGCGCTGGAACTGAACCAGTTGCTCCGCATTCAGCACACCCCGCTCGGTGGGCACGCGGTCTCGTGGGTCGGCTGGGTGGAGTCGATCAACTACACGATCGGGCCGGACAAGTTCCAGATCACTCTGGACCTGTCCCCCCAGGACACGACCACCTATCTGACCTGTGACGGCAGCGCCGCGGCGAAGCTCGACACCACGACGAACATCCTGGCGTTCTGATGGCAAAAGTCCCGATCATGCCCACGTTCACCAGCGGTCCCGTGCGCGCGGAAGACCTGAACCAGTTGCGCGACGGAGTGAACTTCCTGAACCGCGGTCTTCCCCACTGCTACGCGCGTCAAGCGATCAACACGACATCGGTCAGCCAGAACGTCTGGACGCCGATCATCTTCGATACCACCGAAATTGACGTGGACGCCGCGCTGGACAGCACCGGAACGTATCACTGTCAGACCGCCGGGTGGTATTACATCGTCGCGAACATCACTTGGCCCTGGAACAACCCGAGCAGTGGCAACCGTGGTACCCGGCTCGTGCTGAACACGAACGCCGTGGTCGGTACGTCGCTGCTGCCTGCTGCTCCGTCGATCGTGCACGGCGGACAGGTCGATATCTTGCTGCACATGGCGATCGGGGACCAAATGCAGGTCCAGGGATTTCAGGACCAGTTGTCTTCGATGAGCACGATCGTGAACTACCAGCCGTTCGCCGGGCAGTCCCGATCCGAAACGAGTTTCATGTCTCTGCTGTTGGTGAAGGCGGGCTGAGATGGCTACCGTTCCGATCCAACCAACGTTCACGGTCAACCAGGCGGGAATCACCAGCGCGACGCTGAACAACATTCCGGCCGGGGTCAATTTCGTCTACAACGGGCGCCCTTTGCTCGCTGTCCACGATGGCGGGTCCGGAAGCACGAGCCTGGCGAACCAGGCATGGACTCGGATCGTTCTGGGCACTGTCGATATCGACAACTTCTCGGGCTGGTCCACTGGTTCCAACACCTACACAGCGCCGCTGACCGGCTATTACATGGTGATGGGGTGCGTTGTCTTCTCGGGCCAGTCCAACGCCGGCCACAGCGCTGCTACCCGGTTCGTCATCAACGGGACACCGGTGGCCGGGATCGGCTCTCATGCCTATCCGTCCGATGGATCGTCGGTGCCCGGCGTCGCGCTGTCCCGGATGGTGTTCATGGCAGAGAAAGACATTCTGGAGTTGCAGGGTTTCCAGGACACCGGCGCGACGGTCAGCACCAACAACTCGGGAGTCAGCGCAGAACGGCCCTACCTCGATGTGATTTTCTTCGGAGGCTGACGTGTCCACATTCCCGGCCCAGCACAGCTACGCCAGCGCCGAAGCGCTCACCGCGGCGAACCTGAACACCCATCCCCAGGGAATCTCATGGCTCACCAGCGCCCGGCCGTTGCTGCTGGCACATCAGGCGAGCGCCACCATATCCATTCCGAACACGACCTGGACCGCGATCACCTATGACACGGTGGATTCGGACTCGGAATCCGGACTCAACGCGAGCACCGGCCGCTACACCTTCAATCAGATGGGCTGGTACTTCCTGTCCGGATCGATCAATTTCGCGGGCAACGCCACCGGCATCCGGGCAATGCACTGGAAAACCAACTACGCAACGATCATCGGCCTGGAATGCTCCCCCGCCGCGGTTGTCCCGCCCGGCACATCGAATCCAGCGCTGAATACGTCGCTGAACATGGGAACGTTGATCGGTGCGAAGTCCGGCGATTGGGTCCAGATGGAGGGGTACCAGAATTCCGGTGGCGCGCTGAGCACGGCAACGAACTTCGCCAACAACCGCGCGGAATCGTCATTCTTCTCTATCACCTGGATAGGCGGGCAAACGTCCTCTGTCTGAGTACGCTCGGAATCGAGGTGAATTTCAGTGGTCAATTACTACATCGCGCCCGGTAACCAGTACCCGCTGTTGCTCGATGCCGCGAGCCGGCCCTATGGTCCCGCGGTCAAAGCATCCATCTACAACGGTATCTGCCGGTATCTTTCCGATGGCGGATCGGGGCTGCCCGGAAAATTGCTGCTACCCGATGAGGCGCAATCGTATATCGACAATGATCAGGCGCTCGTGTCCAACTGGGAAACCACGGCGGACATGATGCTGGGCGGATACAACCAGGGCAAATCCGATGCCGCTGCCGCCTGGGCTCAGCACAAGAATTGCGGCGGGCCTGATGGCGCGGCTATCTACTTCTCGTGCGACTTCGATGAGGCACCCGGGCAGGACGCACAGATTGAGCAGTACCTACAGGGCTGCCTGGACCAGATCGGCGCATGGGGCAAGGTCGGCATTTACGGCTCGTTCTACATCTGCCAGCGCGTCCACGCCTGGAATCCGAATATCTACCTGTGGCAGACCGAAGCATGGTCGGGCGGTCAGGTATTCGACGGCATTCACTTGTACCAGCGCAACGATCTGGGATACGCCTGGGTCGGGGGCTGTGAATGCGACATCAACGAAATCCGCCGGCCCGACGACTTCGGCCAATGGAACATCCATCTCGGAGGTAACACCATGTCTCAGCCCGTTTCCAGTCAGATCGAAAACTACCTGGGCGTGCAGGTCGATCGAGATTTCATGCTCGCCTGGGTTGACAAGCGCGAGGCACGCAACGAACAACTGCTGTCCGCGATCCTGGACAAGCTGTCCGGCCCAGGCACCGCCGAAGCGCTGATTGCCGCATTCGACAAGAACGTTCCGGACCAGTTCAAGGGATAGGTTCCGTGCCGGATATCAAGTGGCACGCCACCGTCTCGCAGAGTGATTACACAGCGTCGGTGGAGTACCTGGCCCTGCTGATGTCTTCGCTCGAAGCGGCGGCAACGGTCGATCGGCTCAGGCAGGCCAAGACCGTGACGTTCTACGCCAAGGACATCATCCGTGCCGCCCGGCTGCCGGTACTCCCGCTCGATGACCCGTATGTGTCGCATGAGCTGGACAAGATCAACAAGGGGCTACCGCTCTCCCCGATCCTGCTGATTCGAGGCAAGGCCCGGAAGGGTACCCGGCTGATCATCGCTGACGGATATCACCGGGTGTGCGCGAATTACCGACTGGACCCGGACAATCGGATTCCCTGTCACATCACCGATTCGAAGAAAATGAAATGAGCATCAACCCGTTGCCCCTGGTCAAGAAACTATGGTCTGAGGAGCCGGTACGCCTGGCCGTGGATGGCGCGCTGGCTGCCGTCGTCGGTGTTCTGGCGGTCAAGTTCGGCATCGATGGCAATACCACCGATCTTATCGACGCCGGAATTGCCGTAGTGCTCGGTGTATCGGGCGCCGAGGTCGCGCGCTCTCAGGTGTCCTCCCCCGCGACTCTTGCCGCCAAGTTGGCCGCTGCCGCTGCTGAGAAGGTGGTCGGCAAGTAAATGGAACGGTTCCTGATGCACAGGCGCGAGCCGTTCGAAATCACCTTTCTGATCCTGATGATTATCTCGGGATCGACCCAGTTGGTTTCGCGCGCTGTGCCCGGGAGCCTTGCCGCCCTGCTGCCGACCTGGGTTCAGTACCTCTGGGGATCACTATTGGTGGTCGGGTCCGGTGCCGCGCTGTTCGGAATTCTCTGGCGAGACGTGGTAACCGGACTGTTCGCGGAGAATTTCGGGCTCAGCGTTGCCACCGTGGCCCTGATCATCTACGGCAGCGCGGTTGCTGTGGCATCCCCGGTTCGCGGTTCCATCGTCGTTGCGCTCTGTCTGGCATGTGTGATCAGCTTTTACTGCCGCAAGAAGGAATTGCGCAGGGTTATCAGAGGGTTGCCCAGGAAATGACGAGCGTGTGGCAAATCGTGTTCCAGGTCGCATCAGTGACCGGGTTCTCCGGCGCGCTGGTATACGGCGTCCGCGCTGTCATGGATCGCAAGAAGATTCGCGTCGACAACACGCAAGTTCTGACCGGCATCTCCATGAAACAGGTCAACGAATGGCAAGAGGACATGGAGACCATGAAAACTCGTATGCGCCGATACGAACAAGCGCTGTGGACTCATGCCCGATGGGACCGAATGGTAGTCGACCGCCTGGCTAAGCTGGGTGTAGATGATGTCCCGGACCCTCCGGAATTGTGGATCTGATGGCGAGCAGTGTTGTCAATCAAATGACGCTGGGGAACGAACCACAGAATTTGCGTGTGGTCATGTCCCCGAATGCTGTGTGGAATCCGACCATCACCGCCCAGGACAAGAACGGGAATCCAGTCCCCTGGCCCGCCGGAACGACATGCCAGATCATTTTCACTGATTCCCCGCCGGACTCGGCGTACACGGTCACCTTCCCTGCCACCGTATCGGGCGCGAATCTCTCGTGGGCGCTGACCGTCGCTCAGGTGAACGTCATCCCCGATGGGTGTCTCGTGCAGGTCTATCTAGATCAGTCCGGCAACGGCACAGCGCCGATGCTGTGGATGTCCGGCACTCTGCAAGTGAGGTCCTGATGCCGACGCTGGGCCCCGAAACCGTGATTGTGGTGCAACCACCCGCCGCGCCCGTGGTAACCGCTGTACCGCCCCAACAGCCTGCCGTATTCGTCGTCCCAACGCCCGGCCCCCAAGGGCCACAGGGGCTCCCCGGCGGTGGCGCCACGGTCTACACGCAATCGATCGCGTCCGCGCAATGGACCATCAACACGGGTCTGGGGCGCAACCCATACGGCCTGCTGGTCATCGTCGGCAATGCCGAGGTCATCGCGGACGTGGCATTCCCGAGCCCGGGACAGATAACCGTCACGTTCGCCGCGCCGGCCACCGGCACCGTGAGCTACTTCTAGAGGAGATTCCGCAATGGCTACCAAGGTAATGAACGGCCTGGATCTCCAGAGCCAGAAAATCACCAACCTGGCAACCCCGACCGTCAGCACCGACGCCGCGAGCAAGGGCTACGTGGATAGCGCCATACAGGGCATCGAGTGGCGGCAACCGGCTCGCGCTGCGGCAGCGTCCAACATCACCATCTCAGGGCCCGGGACGGCTATCGACGGCGTGACTCTGGCGAACGGTGACCGGGTGCTATTGACCGCGCAGACCACCGGCAGCCAGAACGGTATCTGGGTGTTCAACGGCAGCGCCGCGGCACTCACCCGGCCCACCGATTACGCCACCGGCGCGACGGTCGGAGCCGGTCTGGCGCTGAGCATCATGGACGGCACCACCTACGCCGATCACCTGTTCATGCTGTACACCCCGGATTCGGCGACCGTCGATACCACGTCAACCACCTGGGGGCAGCTCGCCGGCGGTGGGGCAACGTACACGGCGGGCAATGGTCTCCAGCTCACGAGCAACCAGTTCTCCGTGAAGAACGCCGATTCCACGATCAACGTCACGGGGTCGGGTATCTCGGTCAACCCGAGCGCGCTGTCATTCACCAAGAAGTACGCGACAACTCTGACCGCCGGTAGCACGTCGTACACCGTGACTCACAGCCTGGGCACCACCGATATCCTGGTCCAGGTCTACGACAACAGCGGAAACCTGGTCATGCCGGATGTGCAGGCCACGTCAACCACTACGGCAACGATCACTTTCGGCGCGACAACGGCGGTTGCTTACCGATGCGTGGTGATCGGCTGACATGGCAGTCAAGCAACTCGGCACAGCCGCTTCGGGCGCTTCAGACCTGCTGGACGTTGGAGACGCAAAAGCGCTGCTGCCCTGGACATCCGAAGTACATTGCCGCGAATCAGGCGCTCGCACAACAGGAACCATGGACGCACCGCTAGGAACTGTTGCGCCCTACGCTATGACGCTGACAGAAGTCGATTTGCGGTACTCGACTGCCGACGCGGCAGGGTCCAGCTCGGTCTATCACGTCTACAAGAACGGCGCGGACTTCTCTCCCACCGCGGCTACGATCACGATCAGCGGCACCGGCACCACCGGATCGTGGACCGGATCGCTTTCCCTGGCGAAGGGCGACGTTCTCACGATCAACTGCACGCAGGTCGGTACCACGCCCGGCAACGGGCTCGCGGCGCTGTTCATCGGCACCAAGAGCTGAGATGGGCAACGTCATCGTTCCGCACCTGGTCCCCGAAGGCATCAACGCCACGGCGGGCCAGAGCCTTGCCGCTGCCACCACATCGGCCATCACATTCTCATCGGTTCAGGCTGGAACTCCATCGGCCGCATTGGTTTCGAACGCGCTCGTCGTGCTCGCCGGATCGGGCAAAGTCACTGTCACGCTGACGATCAATCCGAGCGGTTCCACGACTTTCGACGCGCTTTACCTGTATCAGAATGGAACTCAGGTGGCATCGGTTACCCCGACGACGAACCAGGCGACCATCACCCTGACCTATTCCGGCGCGGTGGCCCGGGGCGATCAGTTCACAGCCCAGTATCACAACAACAACTTCGTTGCGATCACGGTCAGTTCCGGAGCCCTGTCGTTCGTCGTCAATTAGGTGGCATCAGCGCGTAGCCGCTATTCTGGACGGGTCAACCATAAAGGCTCGACGTCTTCGGTTTGATACCCATGAGAGAAGCCCCACCGGATCGAACCTGTCCGATGGGGCTTTCTCGTGCGCGGGCTATGTTCCGCTGATCTGCCCGGAGTTGAAGATGAACTGGTGTCCGCCGGACTGGCAATCGACCGCGCCGCGGTACTCCAACCGGCAGGTAGCCCCGGCGTAGGTGATGGCCTGCTGGGGTGAACCGTACGGGCCACCGGTCAGATTCGGCAGAGCCGGGTTGCCGTTGGGTCCGGCGTGGCTGCCGCTGAACCAGCCGGGATGACCGGGCATGTTCGGCATGTCCCCGACCACCACGGAAGGCACGTAGGGCGTTGGGACCTGGATACCGCCCACCATCATGTCCATCATGACCGCGGTGGGGCTGACATCACATCCGGCAACGCCGTTCGCGGTAATCGAGCAGTTCCTACCCCCGACGTTGAAGTACGCCGTGCCGTTGACGATGTACGGCCCTGGGGCGGTATCGGCGCCAGCGGTACCTACCGAGAGCCCCAGAGCAGCACAAGCAAGTGCCCCGGCAGCGATAGCTGATCGAATCATGAACATCTCCTGGCGGTCGGAACGATCATGCGATATAGCTATCGGAGCGGGGCACCGTCGTTGTTACGGTCGCGTCAGGACCGGTCGAACTCTCCGCTCATGACAGTGGAGTTGAAGGCGTCCCACTCGGAAGGGTCGAAGACGAGCGCCGGGCCGGTGGGGTTCTTGCTGTCCCGCACGCCGACCAGTCCCCCGTCCAGGTGCGCTACCTCTACGCAATCCTTGGTGGAGCCGCTGCGGCTGGACTTGAACCACTTGGCCCCGGACAGGTCAATACTCACTCGCTATACTCCTCTGCTACTTCCAGAATGAATGCTCTGGACTGGTTTCGATCCAACGCTACCCGGTCGATCTCTCTCAGGGCACCCCGATACCGGTCAACATCCTCCCGGCGCTCTAAGTAGAGGTCCCCGGCGTACTCCTCCACGTACACGATTGGAGGTTCGACCAGCTTGGACTGAGGTAGCGGCGGGAACTCGATGAGGCTGAACGAGCCCACATACGACCCGAGCATACTTCGCGAGTCGAACCGGACTATACGAACCGAAACATTCGGCAGCTCAGACACTTTCGCCAGATGGGTAAGCTGTTCTGCCATCACCGCCGGACCGCCGGCCTGGTCGCGTAGGACCGCCTCCGACAGGATCACGTCAACTTCGAACCCCGGATTGTCGAGACGCGTTTGCCTTCGTGTGGCCCATTCGATGCGCTTCTCGATTTGATCGGACGGCAGGTCAGGAGCTTCAGACCACGCGATAGCTCGCCGGTAGTCAGGAGTCTGCAACAAGCCCGGTACCACGACTGTCTTCCATACAGTCAACTTTCGCGCTGCCGCCTCCAGCGATAAGTAGTGATCGAAGTCCCCGGATATCTGATCGCTGTACGCGCGCCACCAACTCGCCTTGCCCTCTCGCGCGGCCCGGATCTCTTGTACGAACCCGAGCAGTGTCCGGCGCTCGTCGTCGGTCGCTTTGTACCCATCACAGAGAGCGTTGACCTGTAGTCCAGTGACCCTGGTGGCCCGGCCCTCCTCGATTCGACCGATGGATTGAGCCGAGGTCTCCGCGAATCTGGCCGCGTCCGCCTGCAACAGGTTCGCCTTTGTGCGCAGTCTTCGCAGCTCACGCCCCAACGCCCGGCGAGCAAGGGTGCTACCCGAATCGGTCATGTCGTTAGCCTCGCTATCGAGTGTGCCCAGGGTTCCTGGAAGCCTCCAGATGGAAGCCGTGTAGTGGTGACATCCGTAGATTCAGTCTGGCATAAAACAGAAGGAATCCGTCTACTGAGGATTCCAGAACTCCGAGATTGGGTGTCTACTTGTGACATCGCCTAGCCCCCAACGACTTCGGGGGAACGCCAACTCACCAGGGGATCATCATGGGTCTGCTGAACCATGCGGCCGTGCCCGGAGGCATCACCGCTACCTACGCCCACTACGTCATGCAACTTCATCTGGAGTGTCCGAACGAACTTTGTCCGATTAGACGACAGGCCGTGCACAAGCTTGTTGCGGTCGGCCACATGGTTCCGGACACTCATCGGGCAGGCGCCTACGCAATGGGGTACTGATCGTGGTCACCGATAACCCGGTGTTCCATGACTTCCCCGCGCGACCGATGACGACGGAGCAGATGCACACGGAGCTGTGCAGGCCCCGGCACTCCAGTTGCAGTCTGGCTACCTGCCAGATGATGAACTACTGCTGGATGTCGCTGCTCTTGAAAGGCCATGTGCCCCCGCGCGTTCCAGTCGAAAGCTGCGAAGCCTGCATGGTCCACAAACTCCCGTCGATGTGATCGGCGGGAAACCCCCGTCGATGTGATCGGCGGGAGGCCCCTCCGGTGTCCGATACCCCTGTACACCCTTGCAGTTCGAGCCGGAGGGGCCGTATCCAAACTAGAAGACTTCCCCGCTGCCCTTCTGCCCGGAGGGTGTCCATACAGCGGGGTAAGAGGAGAGCCCCCGGCGAGATGGGTTTCAGACCCGTGTATCTGAAGCCCCTCCCAATCTCGCCGGGGGTTTCTTCGCGCAAGGCTCCCTGATTCGCCCGGCATGGCGGACAGGGGGGAGGGCCCCGGGTAGTTTCGGGACTCGGTAGCGCGGAATGGCTTGGCCGCCATGACCCCATCGAGCCCGTTGCCGACCTACCCGGGGCCCGTTTCTCTGGTATCAACCCACGGAAGACAGGAACCGATGAAACGACTCGCACACGTCTACACGAAACACGCTGACACGCGTGAGCATTTCGAGTTGCCGGAGGACTACGACCGGTTTCACGCCTGGGTTTCCGAACATGAGAACAGCGCTCGCGATCCGTACGCGTTCGGCAAGAGCTACGACATCGTGAAGTGGTACCTGTCGAACATGTCGTTCGCCAATCGGCAAGGCATGTACCAGGTGATCGTGTGGCAGGACGAAGGCGAATCGCCTGTGACAGTGGAGCATCACCGAGTCAAGGCCATTGCATGAACGGCATCCCGAACCGAGGGCGCAACCAGCAAGCGATTCTATCCATCATGAGCGACGGAAAAGAGCGGAGCTGTGCGGCTATCGCTGATGCGGTCGGTCTCGGCGTCCGGGCAGTACACGAATCGGTAGCTGTCCTTGCGCAACGCGGCTATCTGGTGCAACGCCGGCCCCCGTACTACCGCATCACCGATACCGGGCGCGGTCAGATCCGGGTGAACGACTACTAACCGCCTGTCCGCCAAGCGGATTCGGAAAACGAAAGAACCCCCGGCATCCGATCGTTGGATACCGGGGGTTCTCGCATGCGCTCACCTCGCCAGATAGTTCATGATGCGAAGCTCGCCCCGGTCGGGGCACAGTCCATCCAGGGCCCAGCGGCAGATGTGCAGGACCCCGACATCCTGACGACGATCAACCACCGCGGCGGATCGGTTGCAGTGCGGGCACCGGCGAGCCTGGGCGCTACGGCGCATCCGCTTGTGGATGGTGTTACGGCTGACGGACATGGCGGTCTCGATTCCTTCGTAGATGAAATTGAACAGGGATTGACGCAATCGGATGATGTCTGCCCCGGCTTTGATCGGCGGATAGCCGTGGCGTTCCAGGACTTCCGAGACTTCGAGAATCAGGCCCAGAGTGAACCGGGGGTCATCGTCCGGGCGGGGCAGCGGGTATGCCGGCGCGGTGGCCCTCTTGCGCAGAGCAGCAGTCATGGCGGGAGTCTCTCTCTACAGGGATGCGACGAAGGCCCAGGCGAGCACGGCCAACAGCAAGGCCAGTCCGGCGAGCATCAACAGGTTGGCGAACCGGTGGCCGAGGATGACCCAATGCGGTTCCGGCTGGCGCGGTCTCGGCGGTCGGTGGGCCCAGTTCCAGAGAGTCCGGGCCACGAAGTAGTCAACGACGTAGCGGAGCATGGGTCAGTTCGCCTGTGCCTTATTGGATTCGGACTCGTGAGCCTTCTTGTCGGCCACGGCGCGCGACCGCGCTGACTTCGGGTCGGCCCACTGGTTCTTCCCGCTCCAATACGTCCGACCGTTCCACACCCCGTCATGCGCCGGGCAGCCGGAACAGGTGGCGTAGAAACCGTGGTCCCCGGCGAGCGATCGAGTGCGTACCGAGATCATGATCAGTACCCCGACTGATTGCCGTACGTGCCCGACTGGTCCTGGCAGTACGAAGCGACGCTGGCGCCTACGATCGTGGCCGCTTCGTCGCCCGTGTAGCCCACCGAGACGAGCCGGGTACCTTCCATCCACCGATTGACGTGTTCGGTCGTCAGTGCGGCGCACACGCGGTGTCCCATGGTGATCGCAGCCTGGGGGCTGGTCACTCCCACGTTCTTCGCGGCCAGCACCGTCAAATACGCGGTATTCGGGTTCGTGGCCGGAGCCGCGTGGACCGGGGTCGGCGCGGTGGTTGCGACCAGCACCCAGAAGCCCAGACCGATTGCGACACCCAGCGCGGCGAGTCCTGCGAGAATTTTCATTTCCTTGTTCCATTTCGATTAGTGGTTGTGAGTACCGATTTGATTTGATCCGGCCGGAATGACCGGAATTGATACCGACCGGGAGGGCCCCCGACGAAAGTAAGGCTGATCTCTCCCGAGTCGGAGACTGTGGCGTACTTGAATGTGTACGTACCGCGTAGGCGTTTGATAAGGCAGGAATCCCCCGGGCTGATGGTCACCTTCGGCGAGTGCTGCCACTGGGTGATCGTCTTCACGGCAAAAACTCTTCGATCGGGTTGTAAAGCTCGATGTCCGGCGCGGCATCAGAGATCAGACCGAGAACCCCGGCCACGATGTACCCGTACTCGTATGATCGCGTATCGCTATATCTGTGTTCGATTGCGGACTCATGCGCCTCACGGAGCAATTCGTTCAGCGACTCGGCGAAGTTGTGGGGCGTAGCGGTGCGCTCGCTGAATTTCATTTCAATAGCTCGATTCAAAAGAGGTATGGGGAGCGGTTGCCATACGGGAAGCTCCATTGATTCCCGGCCGCTGTCACAGGGGTCTGTGGCAACCGCTCTATTCGGAGAGCTACAGGGCCCGTTGTGGATCTCGAAGGATTTCCATGGCCCGGGTCATGGTGATAGTCGAATCACGGCGACCGACCCACGGAGCGGAGACGACGCCGAGATGCAACGACCACGGCTTACCGGTGACAATGCTCAGAAAGACGACCTGGAAATACGTCTCGTCAGGCCACCGGCCGAACCCCTCGCCCCGGAAGCTTTCAGGCGTCGGCACGTCCCGCATCCAGCGAATCGTGGTGTAGCCCGGGGCCGGGATCGGTTCCCAGTGGCCCGCTTCCAGTTCGACGTTGATAGCGCCGATCAGCTCGCGCTGCTTCGCGGTCAGCTTCACGCCTTCGCGGATGGTGATCACGCCGCATTCCCCTTCAGCAGGAACAGGCGATGAATCAGGCTGAGAGCCCGTTCGTCTGCCTTGACGTTCTCTGCGAACTCGGGCCGGTAGGCGAAGTCCACCAGCGCTTCGAAAGACGCTCGGAACCCGTCCTCTGTGCTCGTGTCGTGGTCGGTGCACGGGTACTCGTGGGTGATGTTCACCGCGCCGATTGCCGCGGCTCTGACCATCTCCGCGTACGTCATCATCGCGCCATCACCCCCAGCGCGGCAGCAACAGCCGGGGTCATGCCCTGGTCGAACGCCGAGTGCCAGTCGTAAGCCGTGATCTCGTTCAACTTCAGCCCGAAGCGCGTCCGGAGCAGATAGTCAACCTGGCTGAGCCACGCCGAGTAGTTGGTGCTGTAGATGGCGGTCATCGTGCCAGCCCCGCTGATATCGCCTCGTAGATGTAGTCAGCCATCGCATGATCGGCATCCCAAGTGCTGATGCACTGAACGCGAGTTCCATCCGGCCGCTCCCAGGTGATCTGGGTGGGATAAATCGAGTCGATCCGGCGGCGACCGAGGTTCAAGCCATCGGTGGTGCGAGTGATCGTCTGCCAACCGTCCTTGTCGTACGGGCCGAATTCGATCACGTAGACGTGCCGATCGTCACTGGTCGTCACGATGACCCAGACCGGATAGAGACTGCCGGAATCCTTCTGCGGTGCAACGTTGCTCATCGCGCACCGTCCAGCCGTGTCGATAACGCGTCGAGAGCGGCGCGGAGGTTCGGGTGCCGAGAAGTGAGCGCGGTGGTCTGCAAGAAGGCGCAGATCCCTTCCGCTACCCGAACCTTGCCGTACGCCTCCCCGGTGCGAGCCGAGACGACGTACCGCCAACCGGCCGGATTCGCTCCGGAGAGCGTCACCGTCTCGGGGTACTCGTTGCCGGAGTTGCCGTGTCGAAGGAGTGTAAAGCGTTGTGCTGCAACATCCTTGGTGCTGCTCATTGTGTCTCCCTGGCGGTGGAGTGTTATGGTTCCTGTTAACAACTCAGGT